TTACCGTTGTGTTGGTCTCAGTCACGGCGTAGGCGGCCGCCCCAAGAGGAGCAGGTACCGCCAAACGTCGATGTTGTACTTTGAGTAGTAGGATCATGTTGCCTTTGGAAATAGCAGGGCTTTGACGTATCGCATCTTGTCTATTGGCGCTTCCTGCTTTGTTATGCGCGTATAGCGGGCACAGTTGTGACACAATGCGATGACCGGGGTGAAGATGACTCGCTCTTGCAGAGTGAGTCCCTTTACAGAGCAGATGAAATCAACCACGCGCTCGGCTGGCTGGATGAACCAGCCCATGGGTAATTCCAGGAACTCTGAAAACGCTGGTAGCAGCTCGGTTGAACCGAAACGTGCATAATAGGCTGTCATGTTAATGGACTCGGTGATGAGGCCTGTATCGCCGGGTAGAATGTACTCCTCTATGATGTTACCATCATAAGGTTGTACTTTCTTCTCAGCTTCATCGGTCAGCCAGCAAATGCCGGCGCCCGATAGATCAGTGGCTTCCGTTTGCATGCCGCCCGCGGTTTTAGTTTGAACCGCCAGGTCGATCAATGCATAGTCCATAGTGCCACCGTCGTTTAAGGAATGGATGCGACGGCCGCGCCATTTTGAGAAGTAATCCCACGTAAAGCGACTGACGTCGTCTTGGTTGGTGAGATAAAGATGAAATTCTGGTACATCTTCGTATAGTGCTAGTTGTCCAAAGTTGTTCTTGAACATGATCGGCAAAGGCACCCGTAGAGTAAAGGGTGGTTGCTTTGTTGGTTTGATTGTAATGTTTGACGCCATCGCGGAGACGCCTGTCAGTTGTGATTCCAGCAGCCATGGAATGGTCTCTTCAGGTGTTGTATCAAACACCCTGAATGGGCCATAGTTGCGCTCGAAGCCGACAGATGTTTTCAGATCGCTGACGTGTGGTCCGTAATAGAACATAAGTTGTTCCAGAATGGTATTTGAGATCAGCTTATAGTGGTTAGTGCAAGGGCCGGCGATGCAAGAGGCGGTGGCCAGAGCGCCAACTTCAACAACAAGAGGGTCTTTACACTCCACTGGGCGAATTGGTGCTTCGTCTAACGTTGTGATATAACCCTTCGTGTTGCGTTTTGTGCTCCCATAAATTACAAGGAAGGAGCGCTCCGCCTGTGATAACTGATCACTGGATGTAGTCATTAGCATGAAGCCAATGTTACCGATCCATTGACGGAGTCGCGCTGCCATGAATTTCCGTTCATTTGTAACTAGTGAATTGCGTCGAAGCACTTCTGGAAAGAAGCACATTAATGTGTCAATTGAGGCGTATTCGCCGCCCAGATCGCTGGACTTGTAAACGGGTAGGCGAGTGCCAAGCATGAGATCAAGTAACTCGTCAGCCGGCATGACTGGATCCACGACGTAGTCCCATTGACTGGGGCTAGACTGGACATAGCCAACACCGTTCAAAAAGTCGATTAGTGTGACCATGAATGCAAACTTCAGTTCTTCGTTCCCGTCCAGCTTGGGGTGATGTAGTTGTAGAACTCGTTCGAAGAAGAAGTTCTTCAGGAAGACCTTCTCGTTGCCGAGTGATTTGATGCACTCCGCAACGTCTTGGTCGAACGTAGTGCCGAACTCTGACATGATTAACGCCGAGTATTGTGGAATATATCGTGAGCGTGGTACGCGCACGAACCCTGTTTTTCTATATGGCATATGTTATTTTTAGT